CCCTGTTGGGGCGGCCCTCACAAGACCGCGCAGTCGTTTACTACGCAGTTTCTTAGGCGTAGCAGGACCGCGAATTTATCCTTTGTTTTATAGAGAAGGCGGAGTAGTGCAAAAAAAAGCAGTAGGCGGAGAAACACTAGATCAGCAGATGCAGGGAGCAATGCAAGAACCTACATCTGGGGATGGTCCTACAGGTTTTGTAGGAGACCGCCCAGAAAACTTGTCTGAAGCAAAGACGGTTGCTGATGATGTGCCTTTAGAGGTTGAAGAGGGCACATTTATTATCAATGCGGCCGCTGTAGAATTTGCAGGATCTGAAGACATCAAACAAATGATTCTTGATGCAATTTATGAAGCAAGGGCTCAAGGTGTTGACATTTCAGGGGATGAGAATAAAATAGAGAGGGAAAGAGCAGTATCTTTACTTGTTTCAGAAGGTGAAGTTGTTGTTCCTCCTCTGCTAGCTAAAATTATTGGATACGACAAACTTAATAAGATCAACAACCGTGGCAAACAGGAAGTTGAAAAGCGTGTTCAAGAAAACGGTCAGAGCCAAGAAGCTGAAGCCCTAGACGAACAGCCAGCTAATCCTTCGGAAGGAGCGGCGATGGCAAACGGGGGGAATACTTCTTCAGATAGTAAAATTGATCTTTCCGATGTTCAAAACTATCGAACATTTAAAAACCCCCAAGCAAGTTTTTTAAACATGTTTGAAACTCTAGGTGCTGGCGCGACATTTAGTCTTGAGGATATGGAAAAAGCTGTTTCATATTCACAACAGTACCGCCAAAAAAATAACACCGATGATTCTTATGAAGACACAATGCGGCACACCTTGCTTGGGGGCTTATATAATCCGGTTGCAGGAACATACGCAGATTTAAAAGAAGGGTTTCATAAATACGTCGAAGGATACGGTAAGATTGGTTATGAAAAAGCAAAAGAACTTTTGACCGATCAAACAGCAGACCCAGAGCAAATTGATATTGCGCGTAACATTATTAAAGAATCGGAAATAGATTTAAATAACAACGTTTTTGGTCGAGAGTTAAGACGACAGATACCTGACGAGGCGCAGTACGTTCGTGCAGTCGAATCAATAATGGACATTGCTCGTACTGAAGGTATAGAGGCAGTCCCTTCAATTACTACGGAAGATGGTGAAACGCTACGACTGCAACTCAGTACTGCAAACAAAAAACAAAAAATGGCTCCCGGCGGGTTTGTTTCCGCAGAAGGGCAGGGTAGTACCGGTAAAACAGATTCTAGTGCGTACAAACAAGCTAATGTTGCCGCGACGTACGAAGGTGATGGTTTTGTCGTACGTCCTCGAGCTAACTACGATGAACGAACAAACACTCAAGAATACCCCGACGGCGTCGTCGTAAACGAGAAAGGTAAGAGTATCGGTTTTGCGATGGATGGTCAAATGTTTTTATCAGACGACAAGTCCATCCGAGCAGGTTTTGAACGTCAAGCTACGAACACTGAAGGCCGCGTAAATCTTCCGGAACAGTACGGCGGCGAGACAATTGAATTTGGCGGGGGATCAAAAATGAAGCGTTACAACATGGGCGCGACATTTGGACCTCTCGATGTTGACATTAGTAAGACACAACTTCCCGGTGGCGAAAGCGTTATGGGAGGAAGTGCTCGGTACAGATTCTCAGAGAGCGGTGACGTTACTCTGGAAGCAATGGATGATGGTCGCTCCGGCCGCATCGCATTAAATTATCGATTTTAACGGCTACCCCACAATTCCGTGGGCCCCGTGAACACACTACGGCTACCCTCAGCCATGAGGCCCCGTGAGATAGGAGACTAAAATGGCAAAACAACGTGGACATCGCGCAAATAAGGCAAACGACTCTTTCGGAACAGTTAACGACGATAGCTTATATCGTGGCAAGTATCGAGAGGAAGTTTACCAAGATGATGATGAAGTGGTAGAAGCTCAGGACCCCTCAGAAGAAGAGGCTACTCCCGAGAATGAAACAAGCTTCGCAGAATCCCGAGAAGGTTCTGACACAGACTACAAGAAACGGTATGACGATTTAAAACGTCACTACGACACAAAGCTCGAAGAGTGGAAGCAAGAACGAAATGAACTTGCAGAGGCTCGTCAAGCAGGTAGAGAAAGTGGGCTATCTTCCACAGAACTTCCTAAGACCCCCGAGGACTTGGAAGCATTTAGGAAAAAATACCCAGATGTCTATGCCATTGTCGAGACAGTTTCTTCATTGCAAGCAGAGAATCGTCTGAAAGAGCTTAAAGAAGAAGTGGACTCTCTTAAAGGTCAAGAGAAAAAACTCAAAGTTCAATCAGCGTATAAAGAGTTGCTTGCAAAGCATCCGGACTTTAATGACTTGAAGACCAATGAAAAGTTTTTGATGTGGCTCGATGAGCAACCTCAATCTATTTCAGACGGTATCTACAAGAATAATACGGACGCAGTCTGGGCATCGCGAGTAGTTGACCTGTACAAAGCTGACATGGGTGTGACTACTAAAAAACGCAAGTCCTCAAAAGATGACGATCCAGCCGCATCTGTATCTGCCCCTAAATCAAAAGATGTAGCAGGGGAAACAACAAACGGTAACGGCAAAATCTGGAAAGCATCTGAAATCGGTAGATTGAAGCCGTGGGAATTCGAGAAGATTGAAAAAGAAATCGATGCCGCACGTGCTGAAGGTCGAATTGACTATAGAGCATAAACTTTAACAACCTAACTATCTCATAATAAGGAAGGGTAACAACATGGCTTTTAATAGCGCATCAGGTTATAACAACCTGCCTTCAGGTAACTTTACTCCTGAGATCTTTTCTCAGAAAGTCCTGAAGTTTTTCCGTCGTGCCTCTGTCGTAGAGGATATCACAAACACTGATTACGCTGGTGAAATCGAAAACTTCGGTGACACAGTACGTATCATCAAAGAACCTACAATCACTGTATCTGCATACTCACGTGGTGCTGTGGTAAATCCACAAGACCTCGCTGACGACCAGATCACAATGGTTGTTGACCAAGCGAATGCTTTCGCGTTCAAGATCGACGACATCGAAGAGCGTCAGTCACACGTTAACTTTGAAGCGTTGGCTACATCTTCAGGTGCGTTCTCTCTGAAGCGTAAGTACGATGCTAACGTCCTCCAAGCAATGGTTGACGGTGCTGGCAACACAGGTACTGACTTCGGTACTGCGGCCGCTCCAATCAACATCTACACAGCGGCAACCAAAGGTGACACTGCTGTAAACATGATGTTGGCAATGGCCCGTGCTTTAGACGACCAGTCTATCCCAGAAGAAAATCGTTTCTTCGTTGCACCTCCTGCTTTCTACGAAGCGTTGTTTGGTGCGGGTGCTAAGTTCGCAGAAGTACAGGTAACTGGCGACGGAACTTCACCATTACGTAACGGTCTCGTCATGCAGGGCAACATTGCAGGTATGGCTTGCTACAAGTCAACTGCGCTGAACAACTCTGGTACTGACGTTGTGACTATTACTTCACAGGACACTACAAACGACTTCGTAGTTCTTGCGGGTCACATGTCTTCTACAGCGACTGCATCGCACATCGCTAAGACAGAAGTTGTCCGTTCAACTGACACATTCAGCGACATCGTTCGTGGTCTTCACGTATTCGGCCGCAAGGTCTTACGTCCAGAAGCCCTCGTACAAGGTGTTGTTGCAACTGCCGCTTAAGGGAGACTAAAAAATGGCCGGAACATATTCCGTAACTGGTAACTCTGTAAATATTTCAGCAGGTTCCAACTCTTACGTTCAAGAAGCAGTTCTTGACTTTTCTACAACTAACTTGGGAATCAACGAAACAATTGATGTTTTCCAGATTCCTGCCGAAACAGTAGTTTTAACTGCTGGTGTTCAGCTAATCACAGCTTCAGGAAACGCAGGTACTTTAGACTTGGGTGACTCTGAAACTGCTGACTTCTACGTTGCAGATATCGATGCCGATAGCGCAACAGCAGAACTGAACTCATTCGGTGGTGCTAAAGCGTACATCGCGGCTGACGAGATCCTTCTAAAGGGTATCACTGCGGCTTTCGATGGTAAAGTACGTGTAGTTGCTGTCATGGCTCCTTTGGGTCTCAGCACTAAGACTGGCGAAGCTTTCGCCTAAGTAAGTCGGGGCCTTCGGGCCCCTTCTTTACGTGAACATCTTACGGGGTGTTGACATAAAGAATTTCATAATATAGAATCCGATCAAGCCCGCCGGGGGTATATACACTATGGGTCAAAGAGGACTTTGGGACAACATCCACGCAAAACGTAAGCGAATCAAAGAAGGTTCTAAAGAACGTATGCGTAAACCGGGATCTAAGGGAGCACCCACAGAAGAAGCCTTGAAGCGTTCTGCCAAAGCAATGGGCGGTTACACAGAAAGGTGGAGCAAAGCACGTGGCGGTTGAATACAGAGGAATGACATTCCCCGGATACAATAAACCAATCCGTACTCCCAAAGGACCTAAGAAGTTTGCCGTGCTGGCAAAAAAGGGAGATAAAGTCAAGTTGGTAAGATTTGGCGATCCCAAGATGAGTATCAAGAAAGACCAGCCCGCTAATAAAAAATCATACTGTGCTCGGTCTTCGGGCATCAAGGGCACCGACGATAAGTTCAGTGCAAACTATTGGTCACGTAAGAAATGGAATTGTTAAACGCATGATGAAATACGACATGACAGCACTGGAAGATCAACTCATTGACCACGAAGGTCTCGAGCTCAAGCCTTACCAGTGTACAGCAGATAAGCTGACCATAGGAGTTGGTCGCAACATCGAAGATCGTGGTATCACGGAAGACGAAGCACGTTATCTTCTAAAGAATGACATCAAGATCGTAGAAGATGAACTTCTTGAGAAAAAACCCGTGGTTGCTGGACTTGATGCTGTTCGTCAGCGCGTCCTTGTTGACATGGGCTTCAATCTAGGTATCCCGACTCTCCTCAAGTTCCAGAACATGTGGGCCGCAATCGAGGAAGAAGACTTCGAGCGGGCGGCAGAAGAAGCTATGGACTCTCGCTGGGCAAAGCAAGTAGGCCGGAGAGCAGAAAGACTCTGTCAGGCGATGGCTACAGGTGAGTGGGTTTGAGCTCTTCAAATATTGCAAGTCACAGTCGTCTTCAGACGCACAATATAACGTGTGATGTTGACGATCAAGAAGAGACACTATATACGTGTCCTGCAAATTGCCGCTCTCACGTATCCATGTTCCACATCGTAAACTACGGCGGCACTGTATCGGTAGACGTTACATTTAATAGAGCATCAGCCACGCAAACAGCACTGGGTGTCGACTCTGTAGCTCACATTCTCGGCTCTAAAAACATGAGCTCTGGAGATTACATACAATTCACTGGTGCTGAAATGATTATGGAGACCGGAGACACAATCAAAATTACGGCAGATGGTACTACACCGACTGTTGACGCGATGTGTACCGTCGAAGAATTCTTTATTCTACCGGGTTGAGGTAAGTAATGTCATCTACGTATTTGAGTTTAACAAACAGACTTCTCCGGAGACTCAATGAGGTTGTACTCGACGAGACTGATTTCGCATCGGCCCGTAACGTACAGGCCCTAGCAAAAGACTCAATCAACTATTCAATCCGTGAGATTCTTTCTTACGTACAAGAATGGCCGTTTACAACAACGACGACTACACAGGTCTTAACTTCCGGAACACAAGAGTATGATTTTCCTGTTGATCTCCACGTAGTCGACTGGGACTCGTTCTTCTTACAAAAAGACGCGGCACTTTCTCCTGCTGTTGACG